CGGGCGGCACGTTGAATGTCGGTGAGGGTTTCCGGGCGGGTCATCTTCTGCCACTCGAACACTTGGCGCGAACTCAGCGCCCATTTGAACTGGCGCACGAACTCCTCCAGGTGGTTCTGCACCACGCGGTACAGCGTGACCAGGTCGCCGTTTATGTCGTTGAGGACTTCGACCGGCGCGGCCTGGGGTCGCATGAAGTACAACGCGGCGCCGCCGGCAAAGACTTCGACGTAACATTCGTGGGGAGGGAACAGCGGAATAAGGCAGTCGGCCAGGCGGCGTTTGCCGCCCATCCAAGGGATGATGGGAGTAGACATAAGAGCAAGACCTTTACTGTATGAATAAACAGGTGCTAGGCTCGCCGCGCTTTGTGCACGGAGCAGGAGCCTTGGCTGGACTTGCAGGCAGGATCTGCGGGTACGGCGGGTCAGCTGGATGTTGACGCATCCAACTGACTCGCTTCTTTTAGGGGCGTTACTTGGCGGGCATCACACAATCCATGGTCGACGTGGCCACCTCCCCCGATCCAATGACATGGGTCACCGATTCGACCTGCCATAGGTGATTGGCACTGGTACGGTGGTTACGCACGTCCAGTCGGCCCTCGGCCACAATCGAAGGCATCAAGGGCCGAACGAGCGACATCGTCGACTTGCCGCGCAGCAATTTTTTCAGCTGGGCGACCGCCCCTTCCTCCGCGCTTTTCTCGTCGGTGTACGTCTTGCGGATGATGTAGCGCGACGGCGCCTCGCCTTCGCTGGGCAACTGCGCAGCGTCGCCGAGCACCGCCACCACGCCATCGACCAAACCAGCCACCACCGGCACCTTGCGCTGTTCGGCCTCACTGAACCAATTCGCCAGCGCCTGCCCGTAGTCGTTGCGATCCTGTATGACCACCCGACCGCTGCTGTTCTGCGGGTCATCGATCACCACGGTTGGCAACGCCTGGCCGCTGACGGTCTTGGCCTCGCCCTTGGGAATGACCACCAGCCGCTCGCCGATGGGCTTGGCCACCGCGTCCAGCTCCCGGGCCAGACGCGTCAGCAGGTTCATGTCGGACTCTGCGCGCTGGTCGATGTGCTGGAACAGGTGCTCGGCCAACGCCGGTGCCACGGCCGCCTGATAGCCGTTACGTTCCGCGATCTGGGCCACCAATGCCCCGAGGGTGACCTCGTCATGTGACGCGTCACGCGGCGCCTTGAGCGTGCTTTTCATCTTGGCCGCTTTGCCATGGATCACCAGGGCCTGATCATCGAGCGGCTCTTCCAGCTCGTCGACCTCATAAAACCCCTTGTACACCAGCGCGTCAGCCTCACCGATCCAGACCTGCAGGCCGGCGCCGGTCGGCGGCAAGCGAATCAGGTTGTCGCGGTTGTCCAGTTCGATGGCCACCGTATCGCTGGCCTCGCCGGCGGAGTCCTGTACGGTCAGTTTGATCAAGCGCTTGCGGATCATGGCCGTGATGTCGGCACCGTCGGCAACGATGCGATAGTCAGCACTCTTCATAGCTTTTTCCTTAATCCCAAAGTGACACCTGTCCCGGTGCTTGTGGCGGCGGCAACGCCGGCAGTTCGATCAATACGCCCTCGGGCAGCAGCGGTCCCAATTCGCATAGCCCGGGGTTGGCCTCCAGCACCACCTCGGTGGCCCCAGGGCGGCCGGTGTAATACTGGTGACAAATCGCGTCGAGCATGTCGCCCGACTGTGTTCGGTAGCGCATGGTTAGCTCTCTCCATCCTCGCCGTATTCGGATATCACCAGCGTCCCCTTGCGCAGCAATGGCGTGCCGTCGCGCATGAAGTTGTCGTCGGTGACGCTCAGGCTTTCGATCACCCACAAGCCCATATCTGCACCTGATTGCGTCAACGCGCCGCTGACCACCACGGCACTGCCCGCAACCATGCGCAGCGGCTTGCCGGCGTCCCCCAGCTCGCGCAAGCGTTCCAGAGCCAGCAGCTCGTCACGGCTGTCAGGGCAGACGGTGATGTCCAAGGTTTTGGTGGTGCTGTCCGGTCCGTGGAACTGTTTGCCCGGCTTGCGCTGGTAGCGATCCTTCTTCGCCCAGCGCCACGCCATGGACGTCGCCAGACTCTGGTACTCCGCCGTGCAAACGCTGAAGCGAAAGGACCCCAGCGCCATCATCGTTTCTGCCATAGTTGCCCCCCATAAAACGTCCAGTTAGCGTTTTAGCTATTTAGCGAAAGAGCCCTAATCTCGGTCATCGCCCAAGCGCCCGCGCTGCCGGGTGGCCGCCTGACGGTCGCGTGCCTCCAGCTGGGCGCGCACCTGCTTGGCGACTTCCTCTTCGGACATACCCGGGGCGCCGTGCACGACGATGTCACCGTATTGGTTGACCTGCGCCGGTGGATTCGTCGGCCGCCCCGCAGGCGATACAACAGAGCCCACTCCACCGGGGTGCACGACAGGTGCCTCGCCCGCACCCGCAGCCGCACCCACTGTCGTGACCATCGCCGCCGTATTCACCGAGGCGGTAGCGTCATTGATCGTTTGCGTGATCGCGACCGCGCCATTACTGAAGAAGCCACCCACCTTGTCCAGAATCGACATGATCGGCGCCAATACGCTATTGGCCAGCCACTCGGTCGCGCCGGTAAACACCGCCTTGATTCGATCCCATAGGCCGCTGAAAAAATTTACCAACGGTTCCCAAGCCTGGATCAGCAGACCTAGCGGGGTGTAACTCAATAACGTCTTGATCACGCCCCAAGCCGCGACAAACACCGCCTTGATCCGCTCCCACAGACCGCTGAAGAATCCCAGCAGGGGTTCCCAGACCTTGACCACAGCCCAGACAAACGCGAAGTTCATCAGCGCTTTGATGAAGTTCCACGCCGCCGAAAACACCATGCTGATGCCCGCCCATATACCGCTGAAAAATGCCGTCAGCGGCTCCCAGGCCTTGATCAACAGCCCGAGCGGGGTAAAGGACAACAGCGACTTAAGCGCATCCCATGCACGTGCACCTATGGCCACGATGCCATCCCACACCCCGCTGAAGAATTCGCCCAACGGTTCCCAGTACTTGACCACCAAGGCGACCACGGCAATTAGCGCGAGGATCCCGGCGACCACCAGGCCAATGGGGTTGGCCATCATCGCGGCGTTAAGCGCCCATTGAGCGCCCGTCATGATCGCCGCGCCGATGGCCACGGCTCGGCTGGCCGCACTCATGGCAACCATCGCGACGGTGGCGGCCATGGTGCGGATCCGCGTTACGAGTAACGCCGCTTGCGCGCGCAGGTTGGCCACGGTGAACCACATCAGCGTTTTCCTGGCCAACAACAGGGCATCGGAAAAAAACGCAAAAGAGAAGCGCGCCGCGATGCTGGCCATCTTCAGCGCGATCAAACCAACGACGGCATACGCCAGCACCTGGGTCAAAAACGGAAAGCGTTCCGCCAGTCCGGAGACAAACAGCGCGACCGTTCCCAAGGCACCGGCGGCGGCCATCATCGACGGGGCGAAGACCTTGCCGATGGCGGCGCTGGCATTCTGCGTGCGCTGCGACAACACCTGAAAGGCTTCGCTTGGCCCGGCGTTCATGCTCGACGCCATCTTCTCGACGCCCTCCATACCGCCGGCGAGGCTGGTGTTCAACCCATCGATGTTGCCGCGCAGGCTGTCGATCTCGGGGTACAACTGCTGGATCAGGGCCACCGCCTCGGTGGTGCCGAAAGCTTTCTGCAGCTCTTGAGCCTCGATGGCATCAATGGTGTCGCCGTACTTGTCGCGGATCTCGGTGAGCACCTCAGGCATGGTCTTGAGCCTGTCTTCGGCATCGAGGAAAGACAGCCCCAGCTTCTCCCCCGCTTCGGCGGCCTTGCCCATGAAGGCGCGGTATTTGGTCGCCGCTTCGCTGCCGGACATGGTCGTCTGCAGCTGGCCAAGGATCGCGAGCTGCTCGGCGTAACTGATCCCCGCCGAGGTCGCCGTCGCGCCGAGACTGGAAAGCGCCTGCGACATTTGCGAGCCGTCGGTCTTGAACATCTGCACCGTGGCCGCGATGCCCGAGGCGAAGTATTCGCCGAACTTGATGTCGCGCTCTTCCTGGGACAGGTTCTGCCAACCCTCCACCACCTCGGCGCCGAACGTGTCGAACTGGCGACGGTAGATGCCATAACCCGAGGCCATCAGCTTGGTCATCTCGGCCGTGCTGGATTTGGTGGCCTTCGCGGTCAGCGCGGCAATGGCGGTGAACGAGCCGACCGCCTCATCGCCCAAGCTGGAGATGGCCGATTTGACATCATAGGAGGCGCGGATGAACTCGGGCGCCGAGGTGCCCGACCACTGGTTGCTGAACATCTTGGCCTTGGCCGTGATGGCATCAATCCCCCGCGTGTCGATGCCCAGGGATGCGATTTCGCCTTGGGCGGTGGCCACCTCGCCATACGCGTCGACCAACTTTTTGACACCGAACACCGCCGCCCCCACACCCACCGCGTCCATGGTCGCGGATTTGCGCATGTCGCTGTTGCGCGTACGGATCGCGGCCAGCTGTTTCTCACGCTCAGCGACTTCGGCCAGGGCTTTTTTCTCACGCTCCAGCTGCGCGGCATAGGCGCGCGTCTGCGCGGTGACCCGCCGCGTAGCCTCATCCAGTCGGGTGGTGGACGCCCCGGCCTCCTTGAGCCGTGCTGAAGTCTGCTGCAGTGCCACCCGCGTGGTCTGCTGCTGATCCTGCAGGCGCTTGACCTCGGCCCGGGCGCGCTCGAAGTCCGTCGTCAGCTTACGGGTCGGGGCCCCGGTATTACTCATCTCCCGCCCGAGGGCGGCGGCCTTCGCCTGGGCTTGTGCCAGGGCAGCAGCCGTCTTCGCGCTGCGCTCTTCAAGCCCGCGATAGTTGGCGATGTCCTTGGACGTGTTACCCAGCTTGCTCAGCTGTGCCTGGGTGTTGGTGACCTGCCGACCCATGCGATCAGTTTCACTGGTGACCTTCTGGATCGGGCCGGTGATCTTGTCGACCATGCCCATGATCAGGTTAAGCCGCATCGAACTGGACATTTTCTTCTCCCAAAAAAAGGGCCGAGCGCCCCACCTAGGGAGCACTCGGCCAGTTCTTACCTGTCTGAATTACCTTCGCTTCTTCTTCTTTTTGCCGCCATCACCTTCCTTGCCTCGTTCGTAGCGCTCGAGGGCGATACGGTGGTAGCGCATCAGCAGGTCCAGGCTCATGTGTTCGGTGGTCAGCGCGTCCCACCCGGTAAACACCAGGTAGATGTCGGCTTCGACCGCCATCACGTCAGGCGGGATGGCGGTTATCCCGTGAAAAAACCGACGACTTCCTCCTGTACCGACAGCAAGTCGCGCGGAGAGAGCATGTCGTATTCGTTGGCGGTCAATTTCGACAGACGCGGCACCAGGGTGCGATGGGTATTCACGTCCATGCGCAAAATACTGAACATCTCCAGACCGCGCAGCTCGCCGGTGCTTGGCTCGCGCAGGGTGACTTCGGTGATTTCGTTGTCACCTTGTTTCAGTGGCTTTTTCAGCAGAACAGTTTTCATCGTTAGATCCTTGTGAGTGGGGAGTGCAGAAAAAAAGACGCCGGCCTTATTGGGCCAGCGCTGCGCGGATTTGCTTGTTCCGGTCATTGCCGTTGACCCGGAAAATGTTGTTCATCTTGTCGATGTAGATCACCTCGCGGCCGTCCACCTCGAAGTGGAACAGCTCGACGGCAATGGCGAACTTCATAGTCGCCTCTTGCTCCGGCGCCCAATCGCCGAACTCGGTCGACTTCCAAAACCCCTGCATACGAATGACCACGGTTTTTTCGCCGTCGTCCCGATCCAGCGAACCGCGCAGGACAAACACCTCTTCGCGGCTCGCGCGGGAGCCGACCAGGTCGGTGATGCGCGCCGAGTAGTCGGAGATGGTCACCTCACACTCGAGTTTTTCCAGACGCGACAGGCTGCGCTCGATGTCGCCGCCGACGCCGGACATGACCATGTCCATGGTCTTGGTGACGATCTTGGGCAAGGTCACGGTGTTGCAGATACCGGCAAAGGACTCGTCTCGAAAGAACGAGTTGATGTCCACCAGAATGCTGGGCAGCTTGGCCATGGGTCAGGGTTCCTTATTCAAAAATGGCTTCGTTGTAGCGGTCGGTGACGTGCTGGCGGAACGTCATGCGCTCGGCGATATCGAAGAAGCCGAGGTCGTAATCCCAGTAGACCTGGGCGGTACCGATGGCCTCGACATTGAGCTCCTTGTCGACCCAGCACTCGCCGCCGGCGATCACTTCGCGCGTCAGCAAACGGCGCAGCAACCGGTTCACCCGGTTCTTCACGCCGTCGACGTAGCCCTTGGTGATGTTGCGGTCGACCAGCTCCTGATGCGCGTACAGGATCGAATCGCCGACGATGTAGCGGATCCGCTGGTGCGGCAACATCACGCCGTTGGCCAGACGGTTGCCGTACAGATAGAAGCCGCCCTGCTGCTGCACGATCACCGTGACGTTGGCGCCGTTGTACAGGTTGGCCTTGCTGGTGGTGCTGCCGATGGCGTGATCGATCAGCTCGGAGGTGCCGAGGATGCCGTAGATTTTGCGGCTCGACGGGCTGTGCCAATAGCCCTCCTCGTTGTCGACACGAACGATATGCCCAGCGACCGTGGCCGAGGCCTTGCGCGTCACCACATTGCCGTCTTCGTCGAGGACCTTGATCCCGCAGTTAACAAACAGCACTTCGTCGTACAGTTCGGCCTCATCGAGCACTTCCGAAAAGCCGCTTTCGCTGCCGTCGATAATCGGAATGGCACTCAGCTTTTTGCCGATGACTTCCATCTCGGTGCCCACCCCGAGCAGGTGGCTGAATTCCGGGGCGATGATCAGGCGCGGGCGAACACCCACCAGCGACTCGGCCGCCAGCAGCGCCTTGAGACCGGTGTACTCGCCGCTCTCGTTGTCCTGGCGGCCGATCACATTGGCAATCTGTTTTTTCTCCAGCTCGACCGGATCTTCATCGACGGCCTCGGCGACACGCACCACCACGACCACCGCGCCAATCTGGCGGTAGATGTCCTCCAGGGCGAGGCGCAGCGTGCCCGAGGTTCCGGCTTTGGCGATCAGCTTTTCGCTGTTGCACAGCACCGGCACATTCAAAGGAAAGACCGAGGCATCGGCGTCGGTACCGGTGGCAATCAAGCCAATGGTGGACGCGGCCAATACTTCAATCGGGCGGCCGGCATTTTCGATGTAGAACTGCTCGACCCCGTGCAGATAGTCAGCTGCCATTAGTTGTCTCCAGTAGGGAAAGGCCCACCCTCAAGCCCGTCAGGGCGTGCGGCAGGCGAAAAAAAACCGCTTTACGCGGCGTCGGGTTTGTCAGGGTAAAGCCAGTCCGGCGGTTCGGGGCGGCCGGCGCTGTCAGGAAAGTCTGGGGCGTCCGGCCAATCGCGCAGCGCTCGTCGATAGCCTTGCAATTGGGCGTAACACTCAGTGGTCAGGGTGGACGATGCGCCCTCCTCGTGCTCGTCTCGGTGCCGCGCTACCAGTTGATCCGTGCCGAGCAATTCCCGGAAACGCCAGGCACGTTCGGCAGCGGTCAATTGCTCGTCGGTCGGGGCCGGCAAATCCACCAAGATGGGATGGCCTTGCGCATCCTCGCGAATCAGCTGCCCTGCAGACTGACCATCGAGCAGTTCCAAATGCCGTTCTTTGGAAATCGGCACGGCATCCACGGGGATGCGGCAGGCCGGGTTGTCCACGCAGATCAACGGATGCACGGCCGAGTCATCCAACACATTCGGCACCGTCAACGCGCGCTTGCCGGAGTTCACGACCACTTCCCCCCCGACCTCGATGGACTCGCCCGGCAGCAGCTTGATGCTCTGGGTGGGGTGGATCCACTGCGGGTCAGGAACCATAAGGGTTCGCGGTCCAAAATCCGCATCGTCGTAGAAGCCACGCGGGTTAGCGGCATAAAAGATAGTCATTGAGGCTCCTGTTATCTGCCCAAGGCATGCCAGGTAAAAATACGGGAGTCTGCTGCGCCAGTGGTGTAATGCACCACTGCCTCAAAACCCGCGCTAGTCGGGATACTGGTACCCGAATCTGATCGGCAGGAGCGGTATGTTCCACCCCCTCCATCGACGAGATCCAGATCAACTGCCGCAATCCCGGGACTGCCAACGACACCAAAACACTGATTGGGAAAGACGCGCGGGAACGCGATGTCGAACTCCCAACGATCATTCGGCGGGTTCGCAGGCCCCATCACCGTGCCCCACTGCATAATCAGCCCGCCACTAAGGGTTCGTGTTCCATACGCGTGGGAGCCGTTAAACGAGCCGCTGCCCACCACCAACCAATGGGCGCCGGCACATTGGGTAATCGACACTTCGTCGTTCGGACTCAACGTGAACGAGGTCGCCGTTCCCGAAGTATCGTAAGCGCCGACAAAGTACTCGCCGGCAGCCGCTGCAAACGTACAGTCCGACGAGCCCAAATTGACGATGCGAACACTGGCGCCCAGCGGCACCAAGCCGATGGCCGGCAACGTCAGCGTCGACCCCGCCACCTCAGACACAACAAACTCACCCCCAAAATCGGTCAGTTCAAGGGCGCGACTGCCGTGTAGCCAATGGCAATTATTTTTATTGCCCACGGCGCGCTGCACAAACTCGGTGGTGGCCAGCGCCTTACTGTTGTCAAACAGCGGCGGGGTAACGCCGTCCACCCTGGAATACTGCAACTGCGCCGATCCCGCCGCCAGCCAACCGTCTGCGCCGTTACTGGTCAGTTCCAGAGTGGCGCCGGGTTGCATCGCGATGCCTGACGGCAAGTTGCCGCTGCCACCGTAGATCAAGTCGTCGCCAGCGCAAACGACGTTGACCACGCCAAACCCCGTATTGCGGAAGTTAATCGTGCCACTGTCGGATGAAGCATTGGCCGCAGGCAAACTGACGGTGAAATCCCCATAGACCACGACGACCGTCCCGATGGCCGCAGGAGTCAAGGCTGTGTTTCCCGTCAGGCCCAAATGACCGGCGTAGTTACCACTGGATCGTTTAACGAACTCAGTCGTCGACAGCCGCTCACTGCTATCAAACTGCGCCGGCGTCGGCGCTTCCGGCAGGCCGGTAAACTCGGGGGAATGGAGCGGTGCAAAGCCGAACGTCACGTTTTGAAAGACCAGCGGCGTGGCACCCAAGACAATCGCGCCATCGGTGGTCAACTGCCAGCGAGTGTCGGCCAGAGTGGCGCCTTGCTCCACCGCCACGAGCATGGCCGACGTAACCTCGGCGCTTTGATCGGCATCCGCCGCACGCAGCCATAGGCCTGTCGACGCCAGGTAAATACCGTTCTGGCTGGGCTGATTCTGGTTCTTCACCAGCACCCGATCACCCGCCAGCAGCACGATGCCATCGACAGTCAACAGGCCATTAAGCGAAACGTGCGCCGTGGTCGCGGCCCGCACCGACTGCTTGTGGTCAAGCTTGGCCAGCTCGGTGGCGATCATGTCCGAAACGCGCTTGATGGTCGCGATGGTCTGCGACGGATCGACCAGCAGTACCACGCTGTCGGCGTTCTGAATGTCGAAGAGCAGTTCGAAGGCGATGTCCTTGATTGCGCCGCTGGAGCCGACCGGTTTGAAACTCTCGGGCAGGTTGCCGATAAAAATCGCATGCCCTTCTTCATCGCGCGCCAGGTATTCGCGCAGGTACCAGCCGCCGACATCGGCCGGAATCACCGCCTCGATTTCGATCCACGTTTCAGCCTCGCCTGCCTCGGCGATACGCGACGGCGCGCAGTCGTAGACCTTGCGGCGCAGGGCGGTTTCCAGACCGGTCGGTTCGTATTCGCTGCCCGCGCCGTCACCAAATTCAATGCTGACAATTCTTAACGGCCGTTGCAGCAGCGCCGCGTTTTGCAGCTTGGCACGGCCTATCGTGGTCGGAAGTGACCGGTAATTCATACTACCTCCGGGTAAACTTTGACGACTTCTTGCAAACGGGCGCCCACCGCCAACCGCACGCAGGTCTGCGCCGGAATGCTCGCCGGCTGCCATGGGTAGACACGAATGGACTCGCCCGTCAGCGCCGCGCAGCCTGCGTAAGCCGTCGCACGACTCTGCAGGTTCAGCGAGAAGCCGAGCAGATGAATGGATTTGCGTTTGGCGTTATCAATCGCCGTGAACACTTCGTTGGCCAGCTCTTCACTGACCGCGTCGTTGAGGCTGTAGATGTCGACACGGCAAGTGCCGGGCGGCATCGGCGGCTCGGCGTCGAACCACTCGGTGATCACCACGCGCAAACCGAAGCCGGCGACCGCCAGGTCGACTGCACGCCGCGTGCCCTTGATGCGGTGCAAGTCCAGGGACTGGGCGACCATGCGGCGCTTCTGCGCCTCGGGCCAGGCCGAGCGCCACTGATCAATGCTCACCGCCCACGCCAACACCGGCAGTACCTGCGCCGGACAATTCCACGGATCCCACAGCGTGGCCGTGGGCAGCTCGATGTCACCGAGTCGCGCCAAGGCCGCATCGATGTCGCGCTCCAGCTCGCCCAGGTTCGGTGGCAGCAGGCCCGTCACACCGCACCGCCCAAGATCAGCAGCAGGCCATTGCAACGTGGTGCTTGATGGCGGGCGCAGCGTGTATCGGTCCAGTCAGCGGGCAGGATCACTTCGCGCACGCCGGGCGCCGTCAGCGCCGCATCCACCGCCGAGCGGACAATCAAGCCGCCCAGACGCCAAGCCGTGGCCACATACTCGTCAGCGCGGCTCTGAGCCTCGGCCAGCACCATCTCGGGGTCCAGGTCGCGGTCGACGATGATCACCGCCTCGATCTGGTAGTACACAATCTCAGCCGACTGATAGGTGACCCGGTCCCCCAACGGGCGCACCGGATCCACGCCGGCGGCGACGGTGGCCAGCAGTCCGGGGCTGGCCACGCCATCGAGTGGCCCCGTGTAATCGGTCTGGCCCTCGGCCGGGCCTTCGCGACTGAGCACGGTCAGCACGATGAAACACGGCGTCGGGCTGTCGACATCCACGCCGGCGACCAGCTCACTGGCGCTGCGCGCATGAAAGCGATACGCCCCCTCGGGCCCCGCCACCGACATGCCTTCGGGCGACTCCTGCAAGCGTGCCTTGTAGTCGTCGTCGCTCTCGCCGTTCAGGCGTACCACCGGCTCACCGCTCGGCGTGCGGTAGTAGGTGACGCCAATGTGATCGAGCTGGGGGCCGCTGGCATACGCCAGAGTCAGCGCGATGGCCTGTTCGTTGGCTTCCTGACGGATCAACAGTTCCCGATACGCGCCGGCGAGGGCGACCCGGAAGGACGGATCGACCGGGCTGGCGTTCTCCAGGTTGGCCTTGGTCACGATGTCCGCGACGATCTCTTCGTAATCAATTTGCGGCACCACCGTCAGCGGCGGCAGCAGTTCGAGATTGACTGCATTCACAAGCGTATCCCCTCCAGCTCAACCGACGCTGTTGTGTCGCCGTCCAGCAAAACGCCGGCCAGGTAAATTTCCACATGGTGGTCGCCGACCCGCTCGACACGCATGGTCGACAGCTGAAAGTCCTCCAGGCCGTTGGCCGGGCTGTTGATGGCTTCGGCCAGGCGCACGTAGGCTTCCATGTAAAACCCGCTGTCGACGTTGCGGTCGACCATCTCAAACAGCTGCGAACCAAAGTCGCGGCGCCCCACCACAGAACCGCGCGGCGTGCTGATGACATCGCTCAGGCGCTGCCACAGGTACGGGATGCCACTGATCAGCTTGCCGCTGTTGCGGTCGGTACCTTGTTTCATGGCGGCGCTCTATTGCGGTGGCTCGGGGCCATCCGGAGTGGGGTGGTTATGCACGTTGTACAGTTCACGGTCAGCGCTCATCGAGCGCACCAGGTCGGACACTTCGCCGTCGCAGGTGGTGTCTTTCTCGACGTGCAATGCACCGGCGCAAGACGTGTCTTTCGTTACGCGTAACGCGCCGTCAATTTCGGTGTCACCGGTCAGCTTGAATCCGGCCGGGGCCACCAGCTCCACCCGGCCACCGGCCGGCAGCGTGAGCCGATACAGGTGCGCCGCGCGGTCATAGGACATCGTGGCGCCATCGCCGTACTGCACCAGGAACAACTCGGGGTCGCGGCTGGGCGCCTGAAAATCCTTGTGGTAGCTGCCGGGGAAAATCTCGCCCAGCGACAGGTCGCCCTCGCTGATCACCGTGGCTCCTTCACCGACCTCGGGGCACCACCAGACAATCGCCTTGCCGCTGCGCAGTGGTTTCCATTGCAGCCAGCCCGTGGTCTGGCCGGGGCCGTATTCGACCTTGGCCACCAGTCGCACCGGATCCACTTCGGCGATTTTGCCGCGCACCACCATCTGCCCGACACGCCGCTCCAGCTCTTCCAGACGCTGCAAGACATCCATCAAACAATCCTCTGATGATCGACGCCGAGGCTCGGTGACGCCCCGACATAGACTTCATCGGGCGGACCATCGACCGGCAGCTCCCAGCTGTCACCCAGGTGCACGACTTGCGACCAATTGACGATCCAGCTTTCAAAGCCTTTTTCACCCGGTTTGAAGAGCCCCGGAAACGCCTCGGGCGGTTCGCCGGGGCGTTCGACCGCACCGCCCAAGCCCCACTTGTTGCCGTCCACCAGGCACAACATCTGCACCGCAAAGTTGCGGATTTCACGCTGCACCTTCGGCGTGACCGCACTCAGGATGCAATGGGCCGACCACAGCAGTTTGACCGGCGTACGACCGCCGGTTTTGCGGCCACCGGGGCGAATCTCGACCAGCTCCAGCAGAATCGCCGGGGTCTTGATGGTCTTTAGATCCGGGTCGACGGGATCGTATTCATCGACCGTATTCAACCGCAGGCCGAAGCGCTCGCGCACAGCGGTCTGAATACGCTCATGCAGGGCATTGAGGTCCTTGAGGACCGGGCTGTCATCATTCATGGTTCACCGCAAAGTTAAGTTCCTGCTCGATCAGTTCGGCGTATCGGGCCAAGGCGCGCCGCTCATAGCGGCGAAACACCTCGGCCGCGAGGGTCTGCACCTCTATGCCCACGCGCACCACCGGAAAACGTCCCCGCTGGCTGGTGTCACCGGCGCCGCCCAAGTCCATAAAACGCGCATCACCGCCACTGTTGCGCCGGCTCATCTCCGGCAGTTCCAGGCCCAGGGCCTGCGCCCGGCTTTTGCGCACCCATACCCGCGCCGTGCCGTCGTACACGCCGCGATAGAACGCGCCGTCAAAACGCCGCCCGGCGACGCTGGTACCGCGCTGGCCTTGGCGCGGTCGGCCCGCCTGCTCGGCCGCCAGCGGCTGGGTGCCGAACCACAGGATGTGCACCTGATCCTCACCCTGTCCCGCCATGCTGGTCGTCAAGCGCGGCTTGAGGCTGCGTTGCGGCACCTTCAGCGCTTGGCCGATGTC